GGGAGCCCAAAAGCTCCCTGCCACGTGCTGGGCCTGACTCAGTTACACACCCCTAGCGTTAGCTAGGATCCGTCAACTCTCTGCCTCAGGATCGGAGGATACGTGGCTAATTATGCCTCGCAAAAGAAGACTCGAGCGTTCAATACGACCGAGGCTCCTATTGCTGGGCAGTCACGTACAAGTGGGTATGCGCCATGGGTGCCTTACAGCATCCAACCTGGCGGTTCCGAGACTATCATATCTCGTTGCCACCATGGTTATTGGCGTAACTCCGGGGCCCAAGGTGATGTTGGTGGTGAGATGGAACTCACCCGCAAATGGTACGGACTCTCTAAGAATCCGGACCAAATGTATAACCACAACACCTTACAGGGCTACCTCTACTTCGGATATCAGTCAGGCTGGTCGCCTGCCTGGTCGGATCCCATCATCGCTGATGCGACCCTCCGAAACTTCGGGACTAAGGCCATCGGCCTTACCGCCCCGAATGATCCTGCTTCCAATGCCGCCACATTCATTGGCGAGCTGAGGAATGATGGCCTTCCTTCTCTCCCAGGCGCTTCGTTCAAAGAACGGACCGCCATTGCCAGATCCTCTGGCAATGAGTACCTGAACTATCAGTTCGGGTGGGCTCCAATGGCCTCTGACCTGAACGATTTTCTTAAGGCGACACGAAACGCCTCTAAGATTATCAATCAGTATGTCAGAGATTCAGGGAGAATCGTGAGAAGGAGGCTTGCGGCAGATCCAGTGGTAGAGCAACGTTTTACTCGAGGGGGAGGCTGGGCCTACCCTATTGATCAAAACGTTGTCACCTCAGGCTACGTGCACGAGGTTCGCACCACAGAGCTTTGGTTCTCTGGTGCTTTCCAGTACTTCGTGCCTGTTCCGGATTCTACGTTGAACAGAATCCGCTACTACGAGAGCCTGGCCAATAAGCTCTACGGCACCCGGATCACTCCGGAGGTCGTGTGGGAATTGGCACCCTGGAGTTGGGCCGTCGATTGGTTCACCAATGTTGGGGATGTCTTCCATAACATCTCCCTTCTTGGTTCCGACGGTCTCGTGATGAAGTACGGATACGCTATGCGCAAGCAGAAGCTTGAGACGCATATGCGGCACACCATCAATGGTGGGCAAGGTGTTTATCGCGCGGGTAGTGTTCTCTCACGAGAGCAGTTTGCCGAGCACAAACACCGTATCCGTGCCAACCCGTACGGATTCAATATCGACTTCCCTGGCCTTTCGGCCAAACAGACGTCGATATTGGCAGCCCTTGGTCTTACCAAGGGTCGACGGGATGGTAACATCCATCCTGAAACGAGTTAACTCTCGCTACCGAATGCGAGCTCTTAACTCCTCAAATCCAAGGATCTTCCATGGCTCTCTCTGACCCGCAGTCTGTCACTATCGGCACGGCGCAGTCTCTGCCCCGTACCGGTACTGGTGTTGGTGTTGGCACTTTCGCAAGTGCCGACGGCAACATTCAGCTGCAGATCTCGCACCAGTACGCCAAGAATGGGCGTATTCGTCGAACCGTTCGTATCAACCACCGTAAGGTGGCTGCCGACCCGCTGAACACTGCGCAGAACCTGAAGTACTCTGCCAGTGTTTACCTGGTCGTCGATCAGCCTGAGGTTGGCTACTCTGTGGCTAACCTCACGGACATCGTGTCCGGTTTGGCTACGTGGCTTACCGCCACGACGAACGCGAACACCATCAAGGTGCTCGGCGCCGAGGTCTGAACCTCGGTAGACGTGTCTCCGACCCCCTCCGGGGGCAGGTGCGTGTAGGGATTCATGGCTGGACCGACCACCTCTATCAGGAGGGATCGTGAAAAGCCAGTTGGATCTCTGGTGTGTCGTTGTCCGTGAACTTGGACAACAATGCCAGGTCAGCACTGACCGTGACATCAAAACTGCCACGGTTCGGTACGAACACGAGGGGTTGGCCTTCTTGGCCATTACCCTACCTGACTTCTGCTCCGGGCTCCAAAAAGCTTTGGATCAGGGTCATGTGGATCGCTCGCTGTTTAAGGCTTTCGCCTTTCAGCGTGGTCTCCCCCGTTTTCTCGGAGGTTTCCTCGATCGTGTGTTCGACCGCAGTACTGGTCGTCTGCTCGATGAGCCTGACGTTGATTGCCTCTTCGCCATTAGGCAGATCACTCTGCTTGTGGGGAAGATTGAGGTTCCTTGCTCACCAGCAAGGGAGCTCAAGGCAGCGTTGGGCTACATCGAGTGTGAGAAGGAAGTCCGTAGGAGTGATCGTACCATCTCCGCCGAGCGCCGTGAGGCGTTCCGTAAGATGTCACTCCTTCTGTTTGGCGACGTTATGGCCACCCTCGATGGTATGATCTATCGAGGAGAGCTAGTCGGCAAACATGGCCCTGGGGCCACGGCAGATCGACTTCGTGGAAACGCAAAGTTCGATCTCTCCGAATGGACCACTCGGCTTGAGCGCATTTTCCCCTACGGGGACAATGTGCTCCCGAACTGGCGGTACTACTACCGCCTGGACGGAGTGGACTTCCTCGAACCTGGACAAGAGAGACCTGTAAAGGTCACCCTCGTTCCTAAGACGATGAAGACGCCACGGGTAATCGCTGTAGAACCCACCTGTATGCAATACATGCAACAGGCGGTTCTTCGCGAGCTCGTGCCTCTGCTCGAAAGTAAGCTCACGCCTGCTTTCCAGCAGATAGGCTTCTCTGATCAGGCCCCTAATCGGGACATGGCAGAGAAGGGCTCTCGCGACGGGAGCCTCGCTACGCTCGATCTGAGTGAAGCGTCCGACCGCGTCTCCAATCAGCATGTACGGCTTCTGACTCATCATTTCCCTCACCTCAGTGAGGCTCTTGATGCGACTAGGAGCCGGAAGGCTGATGTGCCTGGCTTTGGCGTTATACGCCTGGCCAAGTACGCGTCGATGGGTTCTGCGACCTGCTTTCCGATTGAAGCGATGGTCTTCCTGACCATCGTTTACCTCGGAATTCAGAATTCGCTCAGGCGCCAGTTGACCAAGAGAGATGTTAAATCTCTCGAAGGGCGAGTGCGCGTCTACGGAGACGATATCATCGTCCCTGTAGATACCCTGCCATACGTGATCGAAGAACTTCAGGCATTCGGCCTGAAGATCAACACTGGCAAGACTTTTGGAACCGGCAAGTTCCGCGAGTCTTGTGGAGGGGACTACTATGATGGCACGGACGTTACTCCAGTTCGTGTCCGTCATGTCTTCCCTTCGTCACGTAAGAACGACCGAGAGGTTCTGGCCGCAGTTTCTCTCAGGAACAACCTGTACGAGGTTGGCCTGTGGCAGACTGCCTGGTGGATGGACTCATGGATTGAACCACTTTTGGGTGGTCACTATCCATTTGTCCTTTCCACTTCGCCCATCATTGGTCGGTTGTCATTCCTGGGGTACGAATCCCAGAGAATGAGTTCCGAACTGCATGCCCCTTTGGTCAAGGGGTGGGTAGTTGCGCCCAAGATACCCACGCAAGGCGTGAGTGGCGTGGGCGCGCTGATGAAGTGCTTGACTACCCGCAGCGAAGAGCCAATCGCTGACGTTAAGCATCTCGAACGTTCTGGACGTCCGGTAGCCGTCTGCAAAAAGCTCCGGTGGGCTCAGCCGTACTAAGTACGGCTGGGGGCGGACTTCGGTCCGTCTGGAGAGACTAGGTCATCTCCTGAGAGATGCACTTGGCTGTGCATCTCTCCACCCAAAAAAGCTCCGGTGGG